AGATTGATGGCTGAAGGAAAGTTAAAGAATGCCTATGAGAACACAACAAACATCCGGGACGTGTATCGCATGATTGACAAAGCGGTTGACCGACTGACCAACTGCGAAAAATTCTTAGAGTTCTTTTTGGAGCAAGTCATGGTGATCAGAGTACCTATCCCCAAGGGAACAAATCTGAATCATTACTTCGAAATCATGAACTCTCGAGGCGAACAACTGGAGAAGCATGAAATTCTGAAGGCCAAATTAATGGACTTGCTAAACAAGAACAAAAATGAGTACAAATATGACGAAAGATGGTTGTTTAATGAAATATGGGAGGCCTGTTCAAACATGAACAAATATGTGCAGATGAACATGAGGGTTAAACTTAGAGAAATCATCTTTTCAGAATCATGGGACGATTATCAGGATAATAACGATTTTGATACAATACTAACTTGCTATAATGAAGCAAAACGAACTGAACAGCAAACTGAACAGCAAACTGAACAACAAACTGAACAGCAAACTGAACAACAAACTGAACAACAAACTGAACAACAAACTGAACAGCAAAGAGAGGATAAAGGGCCGACTGAGCGGTCGATTGAGCTACTCTTCAATGACGCACTAAATCATGTCAATTATCCTCTGCCCAACGATGAGGATGATCAAAGTGGTGACGGTCAGGATCGCTTTGGGTCGGTTATTGGTTTCCCCAATTTCTTGTTACATGTTTTGTTAATCTTGTACCATAAGGAAACAAACATTAACGAGAAGGTTGACAATGAGATAAAACTGGATGACAAACGGTTGATTGAGATCTTTGACACAGTAATTGGCTCTTATACAGACGAAGGCGAAAAATGTAAGTTTGCTAAGATGTTCATTATCGCTTTATTGAAACTCCGCTATTTATTTGATCGTTACGTCATCAAGCGTGAGCATGTAGGAGATCGTGAGAACTGGAGTCTAAAAAGGCTCAAGAAATCCAATAGTAATACCTACTATGTTAATACCTTCGGAGATGACGATGACACTGAGGACGACCACAGCAAGGATATCCGTATGCTCGAAGCCATGTTCCATGTTTCAGCACCTACCCAAATCTATAAGCACTGGTTAAATGCTGCGCTTTTCTATGTCTACACAAACGGCCAAATTAATGCTGAAAAATTGCTTAACATGCTTTATCAACTGGCATGCACCTACATGCTGGATCGATACCTATGTGAAGAACCAGTTGAATTCGAAACTATCATCTATAAAAATGGTTTTATTGCACAGAATCACATTATACATTGGGAAAATATCGATAGAGGATGTGGTGTAGAGAACTTTGTGTTCAACTTCTACGACTTCATTACTTGGAAAGAAAACGGCTACAAGTATAAAGAGTTTGAGTTTACTTATCGCACCTCGGTCGAGCACTTCTATCCTCAATATCCTATGGAGGGGAATCAACGGCTTGACAAGGATATCTTGGACCTGTTCGGAAACCTGTGTCTGATTAGTAACAGCATGAATTCAAAGTTTAGCAACAACATGCCCAAGGCCAAGGTTGCCAACTTTGCAAACGACAAGAGCGTGAAGAGACTTAGCATCAAGCTTCTTGAGATGATGGATAAGACAAAAAATAGTCAGTGGGGAGAAAGAGAGATTAAGGAATTTGATAAAGATGCCAAGAAGAAGTTACTGGCTATATTAGAAGGTGCGAAACCAGAGGTCGTAGTGGCAGGATCCGCCATGGACGAAGTATCCCCTATTAATTATAAGGGGCCCGAGTGACTCGATGGTAAACTGAACGGAGTCGAGCTAGTTCGAATATAGAAAAATCTTTATAGCACTCCACTGGAGTTGATTCCGAATGTATCGCGGTACGGGAACTTTTCACACCCGATGTAGAGGGTGTCAAAAGCATCAGTGCCGTCGGTGCGGTGTTGTAGCAGATCTTCTTCGGTCTCGGCGAGCTTCTCGCCCCCCTTGTCCTTGCGGAAGCCGTTGCGGCCACGCACGACGCCTGCTGTCTGGATGGCGAGAATGAGATCATCATTGTTTTGGCGGTTAAACATCGGCATGAGCCGTTGTTTACCGGCAAAGCCCTGGTTGATGAGCAGGTATTTCTCGTCGTGGCGCATGGGATTTCCGAGGTTGATGTCCTCAACCTGCCAGCCATGGCGCTCGAACTCGTGGCATACTACCCAGTGAAAGTCCTGCTCGTTGACGGCATAGTTGCCGCCGAGAGCAGTACTGTCGTAGTAATAAACCACTACCTTGCACTGGTGGTGGACGTAGTAGCGGCAAAAGTCATCGATGAGCGCAGGAATTTTACGCTCGAACTTCGTGTAGAACGACTTGATCACGTTCAGGCGGCGCCCGCTAGGCTGGCCAGCCACAATCCAGTTGATGTTGGCGTTGTAATCCATACCAATGCAGATTGGGGCGTAAGGGTTGAGATCCTTATCGGCCCTGCAATCCAACTGGCTTTCATTGAAGTCATAGCCAAGACTATCGAGGTACTCGAAGTCACTGGCATTGTACTTGTGGGCCTCACGCATGGACGAATAGAATCCGTCTTTGGCAATGCCTATGCGTTGACAAAGGATGGATGTCTGAAAGGTCTTGGGCGTGAGGTCGCGCTTCATCTGCTTGATGTACGACTCGCCGAGCAGCTGCAGGTTCTCTATCGAGGAGTATTCCTTGTAATAGACGGCAACTGAGCGCATCTTGTTGAGATTCCTGTCCAAGTTTCGCAGGTAATTGCGCAGGTAGCTCGGCACAGCTTCGCCTTTAGCATTAAGCTGGCGGATGCGCTCCTTTGTCTTCCATATTTCATAGATGGTGCCCTTGATCGTCTCGATAAGGTCAGCATCCATCTTGTCCTGATAATGAAGGAACCACGAGCCTTTCTGCGTCTGCGGCATATCACTGAGTATCATTACTGAGTGATTGAACGAGTGGTGCCCGAAATAGGACTTAATACCACCATTGGCAGGCAGCGTCTCGTCCTTGAGCCGCTCGTAATCGATGAATTTGGCCTCATCGATCAGGAGCCACGAAAGGGTCAACGAGTTGCTGCTGCCGGGTCGGTCCTGGGATATGATGATAGCGCAGGAGCCATTGTAGAAGGTGATGACATGCTCGTACTCGGCAGGTTCGATGATGGGCTTACCGAAGGATTTAGGCGGCCGTCGCCCAATGACGTAGTGTATGCCGTTCACGAAGCCCCAGCGCTTCCATGCCGCCAACAGACCAGGGATGGTATTTGTCAGACCATGCTTGTAGGTCGGTACCACAATGCCACCGGTGCTGCCGGGCATGCGCTGCATGTTGCGCAGCACAAATGGCGAGGCGATCGAATCCGTCTTGCCGGTTCGTCGCCCCGCCACGATGACGGTGGTATTGGCTCCAATCAACTGTGTCAGGCGTTGGGGGGTGTTAAAGTATATTTTCTTCTCCATCGGCTTTATCGTCAAACTGGGTGGTGGGTGGGAATAGTGTGGACTCCTCCAGATCTGCCTCCTCAAACTCGACATCCTCGATGTCGATATTCTCTGCCTGGTATTTGTGCAGCAGTTCCTGAATGCGTTCCTGGAGCCTTGGCATCGGCTTGATGCCAAGCACCGACGGGTCGTCGGTGGCAGTGAAAGGCTGCACCACGATCATATCATAAGGCACTGCCTGTTCGTCCTCCAAGTCCACACGGTTGTATTTGGCATAGGATGAAGCCGCTTTCTCCATCGTCTTGGTGTCCTTGCGTTTCTTGGCCATCTGGTAGGTCTCCAGGATCATCTCGTTGTATCGATAGCGGTGGAAGTCACGGCTGGCCTGTGCCAGATGCGGAAGCAGCGCCTTGATGACACCGAGATCCCGATAAGCCATCGACTTGTGTACACCAAAGCGGCTCACCGCATTCTCGATGAACTGACGGTCTTTAGCGTCAGGGTTTGCGATGAACCAGTTATATTCATCACGGATGCGCAGGATGCGCTCCACAACGTCATCAGTGTAGCGGCGTTGCAGTTCGTCTTGCGCCGTGAACAAGTCAACACGGCATATTTCTACGGTGTCACGGTTTGCCATTACTCATCGTCCTCCATATCGAGCAGATTGCGGTGGGCATTCTCGATGGCCAGCGGCGAGCCTACCTGTGCCAGCATCATCTCCTGATGGTGCAGTTTCACTTTCGACGCCGCTTTGCCACGGAGGTAGCACTGGCTGACCTCGGTGGTGCGGTCGGCGATGTCCGAGCGGAGAACTTCGGCAGGTATGCCGAGGATCACCGCCATGTCACTAATCTTCAGGTAGATCGAGGCGTATTGCTCAATCTGCTCTAGTTCTTTATCGCTATACTCCATATCTTCAATTCTTTAAGCAGTTCGGCAAAGTTTGCAGCATAAGTCGCCACAAAGTGGCGGTGTGCGAAAAGCAAACTTTGTCAATCTGCTGCAATTCTTCTTGCGAATAGGTCATTGAGCGGA